CAACGACCTAAAGAGTATGATAATCGAAATCAACTAAGCCATGAACGACATCAAAATCTTAGAAGCCTTACTAATGGGATGGCATCTAAACAAAGAAGAACTCGAAAGAGCCAAGCAGTTAGTACACTCTTTCAGTGTTGACCTCAAACAACGCAAGCCATGAAGAAAGAAGTAGTGTTCACCATCCCCTATGTGACAGAGGATGATATTCAAGCAGCACAAGACTTGAGGACTGAACTGTACGATGAGTACACTAACGTGAGCGTGTATCCAAACGGATTGCATGAAGTAAAAATAGTAGCAAACAACTGAGCCATGAAAACACAAACAGCACAAACGGAAACATTGCTTTGGGCAGTCAAGAAAGGTGAGCCTGATTGGAATGAAGAGATACTCTATGCGTGTAGAGGGTATACAAACCTGAGTGAACTGAAGTCAAGAGGTGAGAAGTGGGCAGAGGAGAACGGATATGACAGGGTGAGAATATCAGTCATTGACTTTAGAGAAGCACCCGACTTTACAAAGACAATAAACAAGTAAACCATGACAACAGCACAACAAGACAATCGTTCAATGGAAATCATCCAAGAACTAGCTGTACAAAACACAGCTATGGGTATATCATCTTGGCTACTTACTGACATATGCAACAGAGAAGAATGGAAGGGCATTGAAAGAGGTAACTACACCAAAGATGATGTACTTAAGGTTGCATCAATGATGGAAGGAACAAGATACAGTGGACATGGTAAAAGAATACTCAGACAGTACAGCCAATGAAAGGACGTTTCAAAGCAACAACAGTAAGGACATCAAACAGAATACTTACCTACAACGAACCAATAAGCCCCATGACTAAGGTACTAATCCACACCCCTAGAGATATTAACTCAAGCAGGGTTAAAGAAGAAGTAAGACAAGCTATATCAAGCGGTGTTAAAACCAATGAGATTAAGTTAGTGATGAGCTTCGTTGCTCCTGATTCAGTACTGAGTACAGTGCTAGATGACTTCAGGAAGATGAAGAACAGAATGTCATTTGAATTAAACAAACAACCATGAACCAAACAGCATACATCCAAGAGAGCGAGGGCTATGCCATTGCTAGGGGTTGGGCTTCTATTCAAGAAGCATTATTCCCCCATTCATCTATCCCTGAGTTTAACAATGCTCAGTGGGTTGAGGCGTGTAACAACCTATTTGCATTATGAACTGGCGAGATAAAAGAGATAGGATGCAAATAACATTCGTATCTCATGGACATTGGAGGGTAGACATCTACTCTCCATATCCTAGAAGAGTTATCAAGTCTTGTATCACTACTGATTCAATGTCAGTTGATGACTATAAGGCTGAGGAATGGGAGAAAGATGGTAGGTTTAACAGACGTAAGTCAGGAACTGAAAGTCTATGGAACGAAGTACAATACAAACACAAGAGACAATGAAAATAGGATACACAGCAAAGAGTAAGTGCGGGGAGGTTGTAGAGTTCTACGCCCACACTACGGAGACGGCTGAAAAACTCGGTACGCTTTCAGCTTATCATTGGATAGTGAACCATTTGGACACATCTAAGAGATGGGACTATTTCCCTAATGGTAAATTCAAACACGAGTAAGCCATGACACCTGAAGAATGGGATGCACTACCCGAACACATCAAAGAGATTTGTGGTACGTTCAATGAAGATGAGGATTCATACCAAGAATGTGCGAAGCTACAAGACAGGCTACAATCAGTAGGATGGACTTGTGACTACTACCTAGATGGAGTTCCTTTTGACGTTAAACCAATAAACAACTAACACATGAATAGAGCCTACTTCAGGTTTGCAATGAGCAAGCCATCAGAACTAAGCAGGATGCTCACCAACGAGGGTCTATCCTGTACCAAAGCAGAGAACAGCCCCTCTGCCTACATCATTGAACGTAAGATTATCAAAAGACTTAACACAATGATAACAGAGGAAGAGTTGCAGGTATCACCTAAAAACATTAGGTTTGTAGACGTTTGTTGGGTTGAGAACAAGCTCAACAAGATAAGCTCAGTTGAAAGACTAGAGCAACTCTACGACCTGATGATGAGTGACTTCAACAGCTTCATCGAGAAGCTAGGTAAAACAATGAAGTATGACAAGCAATGAACTCTTTTATCTGGTGGCAGCAGGGATAGCAGCTATCGTATCACTCACCTCAATACTAATCGTAATAGACTATGGTGTCTACTCAGCCAAACATTACCTACGAGAGCGAAAGCTACGCGCTCATTGAACTAGACCCCATCTACTCTGAGATTATCAGGAAAGCAGATGGTAGTAAGGTAACTGTAACACACCCATTAACACAGGTGGAAATAAACTTGAACGACCATTGGTATGTAGATGCCTACCTATGTCAGTTCTTTAATCGTAGATACAGATGACAGAATATCAAAAAGCAGTTTACGAACACATGGCCACAGCCCCACAAGAACTCGCAGAGTATGTGCTGGGGAGGTTACCTGAGGGAGAATTAACATCAAGCAATAACCCGTTTGGTTGTTTCTATATTGCTTGGCAATACACCTCAGAAGGTTATGACTTTTGGCGTAGTGTAAATGCAAAAGATTGGGAATACGCAATGGCCACGAAATTTTGGCGAAGCCGTACAGCTCCGTCAGAAGCTCCGTCAATCGAAGAGCAGTTCAAGCAAGCCCTTAATGTTGACTTTGTTAGGGTTGATTCATACTCAGATAAGATAGCTCAGGTATACGACAGCCTTAAAGACAAGCAGCTAAAGAAGAATGCTGACTATGGTGATTCTGCCTTCCAAGATATTATGGTAGGTGGGCATAAGGTAAGTGCTGTTGATGCTTGTGTTGCTCGTATGAGTGACAAGCTGAAGAGACTTAACAGCACAGGGCTATCTGTATCAGATGAATCCTTCCAAGATACATTGGATGACCTTGTAGGGTATATCGTAATCTTCAAAATCCTAAACAATGGGAATGAGTAGACATGAAAGAGAACAGTTGTTTGAACACATGGAAGTGTATCGAACACCTTGGCATGAGCAGATGCTAAGAGACTTAATGGAACAGGAACAACAATACCTACACAATGATACACACGATAAGCGACAGGGCTAGTGACATAGAGAGTATCTTGAAAGAGATACAGTCCCTTAAAGATGGTATCGAATACAACAGGAACAGGATAGCCAACCATAAAGGAGATTCAATCTCTTGGAAGCTAGACCCTTTGTACGATTACGAAACTGTAAAGGGGATGATTGAGATGAGTGAGGCTAGGGTTGAGGCTTTGAAAGACCTTGCAACAAAGAAGCAGCACTCTTTGAACGAGGATATTATTGATTGGCTAAACGACTAACATGGAAACAGTAGTAGAACTAAAAGCACTAGACCTTGTTGTAGACTACCACCTCACTAAGGATGATGGTGACAGAGATACACCACCCCATACAGAGGTTGAGGTTTACAATGTGTACTACAAAGGTGTAGACGTAACCCAATTACTAGAGAACTTGGGTTGTATCACAAAGATTGAAGAAGAAGTGTTAAACCAAATATCATAACCATGAAAGAACTACATAAAAAGCTAGTAACCATTCAGACAGAACTGAAAGCACCAAAGAATCAGTTTAACTCTTTTGGTAAGTACAAATATAGGAACATAGAGGACATACAAGAGGCTGTAAAGCCACATCTATTGAATCATGGCCTTGCACTTACCTTTACTGATAAAGTCTCTCAGGTTGGAGATATGGCCTTTATAGAATCAACAGCTATCTTATCTGATGGTGAGCATTCATTATCTGCAAGTGCAAGTGCGGGAGTAGAGCCAAGGAAGGGTATGGACTTAGCTCAGACATTCGGTGCATCATCAAGCTATGCCCGTAAGTATGCAGCAGGAGGACTGTTCTTATTGGACGATACAAAGGATGCGGATGCTACCAATGAAGGGAATGTTACTGCACCACCTAAGAAGAAGGTGCTAGTCATCAACAGAGATAACAAGACTACCATTAGCGCAGCAGATGTTAAGAAGGCTAGTGCAGGTTGGAACTCAGACAAGAGGGGTGCTGTTGAGAAATGGCTTACCGAACAGGTATGCTTCACCGATGAACAATGGAAGCAGATTACAGGTACTGATTGGGTGGGTGGTGATAAATTCCCTGCATAATGGGTGGACTTATTTTCCTATTGGTAATGGTGGTTGTGATGCTATACCCACTATTCAGAAAGAACGATAATGATGGATTCCTTTTATAGGTGCAATGAAAGCAAGGCTTAACATAATGGAAGAAACAAAAAAGCAATTAGACTACATCAGATTCATAGAAAGCGAAACTGGTGTGAAGTATAAGGGTAGTAGTAAATCAGATGCAGTCAAGTACATATCTGAAAACAAAAGCAAAGTACCTCATTGCTCTACCGTGAATACATGGGCTTTGGAAAATGGGTATTAACAAACAAAACAGCAATGGGTAGGAGATTAACTCAGAGAATATACACCTGTGACCTTTGCGGTAAGACACCTGAGGACGGTGAGTATATGTGGCACATGGGCAATCAAGTTTGGTGCGAGGAGTGTTGTGATAAAGAAGAGAAAAAGTCCAGTTAATTAGCAAATAAACTGGACATCCATTGCGCTCAATCGCAAGCCCACAAAGGATTACAGCGATAGCACCACAACATAAAAACAGTAATAGGTGAATAATAAATTATGAGTGATGGGTACGAATATCCACTAACCATATCTGAAGACTGGCGGGAGGTTAAGAGATTCCTCCCGTCAGACAACAGGTTCATCATCTTCATCCTAAAAAGAAACAAGATATACCTACCCGTAGAAGGGTTCGTTGAAGCTGTAAGGTATAACACCATGCTCGCTGTCGGTAGCTTCGTGAGAAAGAAAACAGTATTTGAATCAGAAGCACAGCTTGTCAACTGGTTATCCAAGTCTATACTCAACGCAGCAAAGAACGAGATAACTAGCATGAATGCCCATAAGCAAACAGCTTTCAAACACGCTGTAAGACTTGACCACCCAATAGGTAATTCAGAGGGCTTCATATCAGTAGGAGACTATCTAGGGATGAGTGGGTACTACGATGAACAGGCAGCTATGGAAGCTGAGGATGTAGACATCTTCATCAACCATATAGAAACCAAGTACGGGTATGAGCATAGCTTCATAATCAGGGAGAAGATGAAAGGGCTTAGGAGCTTTGAGATTGCCAAGATACTAGGCAAAGCACCTCATCACATACACAATATGAATCAACGAATAACTAAGGAGTATGTCCGCTATATCAGAAGACAGAAGGATACAGAGAGCTACGTTTCTTATCAGCCTATACGAGAAAAGGAGAGGGCAGACATGGAGGAAGAGAAGCAGAAAAACCGAAGTCATCTACGAGAGATACGCAGTGTTATCTTTGGTGAATAAGGTACTGGAGTACACACCCTCTAGCACCAACATGGGTAGGTTCATGTCCAAGTATATCCCTCACGAAAGAACCAATAGCTACCACGCTATCCACACAGCTAGGAATCTAATGGAAAATGATAACCCACCAGCCCTGCTAGTGGAGTGTATGATGGAGGCTATCGAATGCTACAAGGAAGCTGTTAACATGACCCCCGAGAATAGAGATGTGGTGTTCGAGAGCTTTGACAAAGACTTGGAAGGTTGTATAGAACTCTATAATGGTATCATGTCTAATAGAGTAATGATACAGCTTATGGAGGCTAAGATAAAAGAACTACGAAATGAACATACTACTAATTGATGCTGACAGTTTGGTTTGGCAGTCCTGCTTCTGTAAGAAAGAAGTTAGCTCAGATGGTTTTATCCATGACATAGACGAGGCTACCCATAAGTTCGATGAGGGTATGTTTGATATGTTCAACAGGCTTGATGAGATGGGCTACTCTATTGACAAGTACAAGGTCTTTGTGGGTGGGCATAACAACTTTAGGAAGATTGTGAACCATGCCTATAAAGCCAATAGGATGTTCCAACCTAAGCCGCCTAGACTAGACGATGTTAAGTTCCATGCCATGTCCGCTTGGGGTGCTTATGTGTGCAATGGTGTGGAGGCTGATGATGTTGTGGTGGCTACTAGAAAGCATATACTTACCACCGACTTTAGCGCAGAGAAGAACGTGATAGTAGCTTCTATTGACAAGGACTACAAGCAAGTCCCGAACCTTTTGTTTTACAACTACCACTCTATGCACCTGAACTTGAGCTTGATTGAAGAGGCTGAGGCTGTTAGGTTTTTCTTTATGCAGATGCTGATGGGGGATAGCTCAGACAATGTTGTGGGTATTAAGGGTGTGGGTGAGAAAAAAGCTGATAAGATTCTTGGTAGTGGCAATGCGTTTACTTACCTTCGCAGGGCTTATGAAGCGTATAAGGCTGCCTACAAGGGCAAGGCTTCATATATGTTTAGGATTAACGCAGCTATGCTAAGACTTGTTGACGAGGGTATAGCTGTCCCTGATGAGGATGAGTTTGATAATGTGTAAGGCTATAACCTGACGATGATGGATAAATCATTCAGATAAGTGGCAGGTAACCAAAATAATAAACAGTAAAATGGAAACAGTAAAAACTTTATTAGAAAGCACTAAGCAAGACTTAGAGATGAAATTGTGGTGGGCAGAAGAACACGACAAAGAACCGCAACACATTGAAGAAATACCAATACTAAAGCAGAAGATTGCGGATATAGACGAGGCTTTATTGCGTTTATTTAGTGTTAGCAAGCGTTTATTTGAAGTAACTTACCAAGGTCAAGATGAAAAAGGATTGATTGTAAGAACAATAAGAGTACAAGCTGAAAGTGCAAGCGATGCTACCGAACAAGTAAGACAATGCGGTTTACAGTTGAAGATATATTCTTCTAATGCTTGCTAACGGATGATGATAAGCGCAGTTTAACGATAACTTGATAAAACGAAACAATATGAAGACATTAGAAGAATTTGATAAGGAGCAAGCAAAATTGCGTTTATCATTTGTTAGCAGTTCGGTTTGCTCTTGCAAGAAGCCGAAACGCTACGTGTATGGAGTTAGGCAGTGTGAAAAATGTGGAAAGGAATTACCGAAAGCAAACTGACGGCTAACTCCTGCTAAACGCAATTGCTAGATAACGGAGATAACACACCCTAAACGCGCATAAAACACATAGATGATAACAATCTTTAGAAGCCTTAGCAACCCTAAAGAGCCTGAGTATTTCTCTTTAGATGCTGTTGTAGCTGGCATAAGGACACCTAAGCAAGCTATCATCAATCTAGTAGCAGACATACGCTCACTAGCAGATAAGAAAGAAAGGGATGCGCTAAAGGTCAAGCTACCTTGTATATGCTTCTCAGGTAAGTTCTCGGAGAGAAAAGATACAGCCCTAGTAGAGCATTCAGGATTAGCAGTCATAGACCTAGACCACCTGCAAGATGTTCAGGAGGTGATGGACAAGCTCAAGCTGATACCATACATATCAGTAGCTTTCATATCCCCTTCAGGAGATGGTATCAAAGCAGTAGCTAGAATACCCAAGTCCAAAGAACACCATGTATACAACTACGAGAAGCTAATAGAAGACTTATCAGGTAAGCTCAACATACCCAATGATAAGTATGACAGCACCTCTAAAAACCCTAGTAGGGTGTGCTTCTTCTCCCATGACCCTGAGTGCTACTACAACCCTAACGCTTCATGCTACACCCCACCGCCTAAGCAGATAAGGGTAGAGACAGACTATAACAAAATAAATATAGCTGTCAACATGGTGCGCCTCGCTATTGATGGTGAGAAACATCATGTGCTTCTCAAAGCCGCTAGGCTGATGGGTGGATGGGTAGCTGGTGGGTATGTGACTGAGGATATGGCTGTTCAGGTACTAGAATCTGAGATACGCCATAAGAACATCACTGACTTTGAACAGGCTCAGAGGACTATAAAAGATGGTATTGAGAATGGTAAGAAAGACCCTCTGTATGAGACTGAAGCACTAGAATCAGCAGCCTTACTAGAGCAGAATAAGGTCAAGCTAAGGAGTGCTACTAGGAAGTATGAGTTCTTGACTGACCCTGAAGAGGATGACAGCTCTCTTAAAAGGTATATGACAGGTGATTTTAAGTTGGGGTCTACCACAGGGTATAAAGAGTTTGACAAGCACTTCCTATTCAAAGAAGGTGAGTTTAATGTTGTTCTAGGACACCCCAATACAGGTAAGAGTTTCTTTATGTGGTGGTTGATGGTACTGTCTGCTGTTGGACACAGTTGGAGATGGATTGTGTACTCTACCGAAAACAAAATATCACAGATAAAGAAGAAGCTCATAGAGTTCTACTTAAACAAGCCCATGCAGACTATATCCGATGCTGAGTATACGGCTGCTACGCAATGGATAGATGATATGTTTGCCTTTATTAGGATTGACAAAGAGTATACAGCCTATGATATCCTAGACTTCTCCAAGATACTCATGGACGAGAAAGAGTATAAAGGCTTTCTTATAGACCCGTACAACAGTCTATCCGTTGATAAGATGCGTATCAAGGAGATGGGTAATATGCACGTCTATGACTACGCTGTTGCTAGTGAGTTTGTAAGGTTTACAGATAAGAATAATATCAGCATATACCTCAATGCCCATGCAATGAGTGAGGCACAGAGGAGAAGGCATCCACAAGGACATAGGTTTGCAGGACACCCTACACCTCCAGAAGCTGCTGACATCGAAGGTGGGGGTAAATTTACTAATAGGGTTACGGGTTTCTACCTTGTCATACACAGGTATATCTACCATGAATCTGAATGGAAGTATACTAGGGTGGACATTAAGAAGGTTAAGGATGTGGAGACTGGTGGTAAGCCTACTAGGTACGAAGAGCCTATTGAGTTTGAGATGAACAGAGAGATGACAAGATTTACACTTAGAAACGATGACTACAACCCAATCTACCCAACAGCAGAGCTTCCCGAATCTATTGATACCGATTTGCAGTTCTAGGTACAAAGAGGCTGATGTAGAGACCCCTGAATATTTAGATGTGCTGCCTTGGAATCTATGTGAGGATAGGACTAGGTTTCTAGTTGGACAGGAGTTTACCCTTAACGGAAAGAGGATTATGGTAGAGGCTATCTACGATGGCCATAAGGGATACGCTGTAAGGAATGTACATGGAGATGAGATTAAATGGGTAGACAGATACACCTTATGCGAAGCTATTGACAAAGGTGAGTTTAAGTTGCATAGGTTGAATGTGTGACTTACATTTGTATGAAATACCATTCATTAAACAGATTATATGCGATAGCGTATGATATATCATTCAGAAAAACAGAACTATTCTATATTCCAATAAGCAATAAATTCCCTTTCGTATCTTTGCACAGAATCTAAACTACTTTAATTATGGCTCGTAGAGCATCAACAAGGGTTGCAAGCCAACCATCACAAG